AAGCAGAAAACATAGTACACGGTTATGCTACTAGTTGTACTCCATATAATCCTATATTTGACGTAAAGAACAAATTACCGTTGTTTACTAAAAGTCAAAAGTCAAAGAGTCTATATTGTGCAGGTTACTTTATTATTAAATTTGATAAAGGTTGGGTTAAAAGTTTTTGCCCAAAAATGATAACAGTTGAACGATACATAACTCAAGGTCCGTTTAAAACTGACATTGAGATGCGACAAGCATTGAGTATTGTTAATGCAAGGTAATATACTTTTCGTAGGTTGTAGTCATTCTCAAGGTTACTGGAGGAATAATCTTCTTAAACAGGACCATATGTGGAATGATAATAACTATGCAAAAATATATGCACAAGAGTTGGCTGACGAACAATGTTATGTATATGCACAAGGCGGTGCGCCTAATAGTAAATATCCTCGGTGGATAAAGCATATGTTAGATATACACAGCAATATCTCTAAAGTAGTAATACAGTCTACGTACTGGGATAGATGGTTAATGGCTACTAATAAACTGCTAGACTATCCTGAGTTAGAAGTTGGACATTTTACAAGAGAATATGAAAAAACTGATGATTACATTTTATACGACGATTACAACTCTGTTGAATATACTTACGGAGAATGGAGTGAAAAAATAAAAACATCAAGTGTAAGACCATACACTCAGGGTATTCCGTTGTTAGACGGAGGTTTACGTTGGCCAGGATATGATGATAGTTACATGCATATGAAATTTCATACTGATGTAACTACACACCTAACACATGAAACATACTGTAAAGATCTTTGTTTAATTGACCTATTATGCAAAGAAAAGGGTATACCTGTATATGTATGGCGCATAAATGATAAGGTTGATTGGCCTAAAAACTTTAATACTTACAGTAATCTTAGCAATACAAAAGTATTTTCGCAATCTGCAGAAAACTGGATTAACGAACATCAAGGTATTGATATTACTAAAACACAAGTCGATGAAGAACATTACAGCGTTGATTCGCATAAACTAATTGCACACAAATTTATTCCGGAGTTACTTAATGACTGATCCAATAAACACACTTCCAATACAACAATTTATTTCATCTGTAAAGTCTGCAGATGCTAGTAATGCTAGAGAAGTAAAGTTAGACACACAGTCTGCTAAAAGACTAGCGTTTACTCTCGGTGAAGTTTTAGCTCGATTAAATGGTGACTTAGAAGAATTACTAATCAAAAAAGCATCAGGCGATGATGATAAGGTAGTTGTACAATTTGGAAGTACGGAAGGCAATTGGAAGTAATTGTCAATTATTGGATTCACTCGAATTGGTAAATCTTTAATTACTAGTTGCCTAATAGTTAGAGGAAATCGTTGTTACAGCATTCCTTTAGTGTTTCCTATTTACAACATTGTTAGATACTTTTGGATACTTTCTATTAAGTTACGATTGCGGCGCCTAAATAAACTACGCAGATAACTTAAAAGAGATAAATATATGCGTATATAATATTAAAGGATACGCATATGAGTAGACCCAAACCAACAGTTCTTCTTGAGAATATAGATAAGAAAACTTACAAGAGCGAACAGGTGCTAAAAGCAGAAGCTATCTGGGCTGTATTCTATAAGGACGAACCGTTTAACTTAAAAAGTTCAAATGTATTAACTAATTATCCTGGACCTAAATATAAGAAAACAAGTTTTTCAAATCCAGGACATGCCCACAACTTAGCTAAAAAACTAAACGATATGTTCCATTCAGACGAGTTTTGTGTTATGCGAATGACTACAGGTGACGTAGTTGTAGAAGAATGAACTGGAAAGAAACATACACTAAAGTCTTTCTAAAACAACTTCAAAAAAGTACTGATACTGCAACAGTTAAACAGTACATGCCTCTTTGGTGGAGGAACACAAGAAATAAAAGTACTGGCGGACTAAGGCTTACTGAGACTGGATACGAAATACTTATGAATATAGGTATTGAAACGTACGACATCCCTTTCCCATCAGACATGCCACTTACTACACAAGTTATTATATTTTTAGATCAGTTTATTAGTTGTCCGTACTTTATAACTAATAAAGGAATCATTGTAACAGATCAAAAGAAAGCAGTCGAACTAACTCTTTTTAGCGGCGATGTGCGTAAGTACGGACTAACAAAAGCAATGAAAAGATCAGAAAAAGGTTGACATTTGCTGTAATTAGTGTATACTGTATATATAAGTTAGAAATTAGCACTGATAACACATAAAGAGGGAATACACTATGTCAGACGTAACACGCACCGTTAGCCCGAACCAGGCAAAATCAAGTATTAAACATGCTCTTAAAAAGAAGCGTCCTATCTTTTTATGGGGTCCTCCAGGTATTGGTAAATCCGATATTGTAGGTCAAGTTACAAATGATCTAGGTAACTCACTCTTAATTGATATTCGACTATCACTTTGGGAACCTACAGACATTAAAGGTATTCCATATTTTGATACTAATATTAATAAGATGGTGTGGGGTGCACCTGCAGAATTGCCAGACGCAGTAATGGCATCAAAGTATGATACTATCGTACTGTTCTTAGACGAAATGAACTCTGCGGCACCTAGTGTACAAGCGGCAGCATATCAGCTTATTCTTAACCGTAAGGTAGGACAATATACACTACCAGACAATGTTGTAATTGTTGCAGCTGGCAACCGTGACGCAGACAAAGGTGTTACGTATCGTATGCCTGCTCCGTTAGCTAATCGCTTTATCCACTTAGAATTACGTGTAGACTTTGACGATTGGTTTAGCTGGTCAGTAGAAAATAAACAACATAATGATGTTGTAGGTTACTTAACCTTTGCAAAACATGATTTATATGATTTCGACCCTAGATCATCATCACGTTCATTTGCAACACCACGTACTTGGTCGTTTGTAAGTGAATTGCTTGAAGATGATTTAGACGAAGGCACCACAACAGATTTAATTGCTGGTGCAGTAGGAGAAGGACTTGCTGTTAAATTTATGGCACACCGTAAAGTTGCAAGTTCAATGCCAAATCCAAGTGATATCTTATTAGGAAAAGTTAAGGAGATGAAGACCAAAGAAGTCAGTGCTATGTATTCCTTGACCGTATCTCTTTGCTATGAACTAAAAGAAGCAAGCGACAAGAATGATAAAAAGTTTGACGATAAAGTTAACAATTTCTTACGCTTTGCAATGGATAACTTTGAAACAGAAATGGTAGTTATGGGTATCAAACTAGCCCTTGCACAATACCAACTTCCAATTGACCCAGATGAGGTTGAGTGTTTTGATGAATTCCATGATCGATTTGGAAAATATATTAAGGCTGCACAACAGTCTTAATACTATTAAGGGCGGGTTCTTTTGGGCTCGCCCTTATTTTTGGTTGACAAATACTATATAGATGCTATAATATATGTATAAGTTAGAACAATGAGAGGCGCAATATGTTAGATTTTTTACCACAGTGTGTAGCAATGCAAATGTCTACAGAAAAGACTGCAAGTAAACTAAAAAACTGGCAACCTGATCCAAACATTACTCCAGAACAACTAGAAGAAATGCGTGTAGAAGTATACGATCGTATTGTAGTTGCTCGTGTAGGTTTGCTTTTGCGTCATCCATTCTTTGGCAACATGGCAACACGTTTACGCATCTTAGCCGCAGATGAATGGTTAGGTACTGCCGCTGTAGACGGTCGTAACCTTTATTATAACACGCAATTCTTTAATGCAATGGACAATAAAGAAATTGAGTTTGTTATTGCACACGAAATCTTACATTGTGTATTTGATCACTTAGGTCGTAGAGGTAGTCGTAATCCTATGTTGTATAACATTGCTGCTGACTATAAAGTAAACAATACACTAGTACGTGATAATATTGGTACTAAGCCTAAGATTGTTGACTGTTATCAAGATTTCAAATATGAAAAACATACTTCAGAAGAAATATATGACGAGTTGTTTGACGAAGCTAAAAAGAACGGTGAAGAGTTCTTAGAACAACTTGGCGAAATGCTAGATGAACACCTTGACATGGACGGCGAAGGTGGTTCAGACAGTGACGGTGACGGAGAAGACAAAGACAGTAACGGACATAACGTTTCTAAGAGTAAGCCTAAATATTCTAAAGACGAAATTAAAAAGATTAAAGACGAAGTAAAAGAAGCAATGATAAATGCTGCACAAAGTGCAGGTGCTGGCAATACTCCGGCAGAAGTTGCACGTATGATATCTGAGCTTACAGAACCTAAGATGAACTGGCGAGAAATACTTCGACAGCAAATACAGTCTACTATTAAAAGTGATTATACATTTATGCGTCCAAACCGTAAAGGACAAATGAGCGGTGCAATACTTCCAGGTATGAACTTTCAAGATACAATTGACTTGTGTATTTGTTTAGATATGAGTGGATCGATTGGCAATGTACAGGCTACAGACTTCTTAAGTGAAGTAAAAGGTATAATGGACGAATATCAAGACTACAAAATTACGTTATGGTGTTTTGATACTAAAGTTTACAACGAACAAGAGTTTAATGGCGATGGCGCAGATGACTTATTAGACTACGAAATTATGGGTGGCGGTGGTACTGACTTTGATGTCAACTGGACTTACATGAAAGAACATAATATACAGCCTAAGAAATTCATCATGTTTACAGATGGTATGCCTTGGGATAGTTGGGGTGACCCAGACTACTGCGAAACAGTGTTTATTATCCATAGCCATTATGATAAAGGGTTGCAGGCACCATTTGGTATTACTGCACACTACGATGAACAGGCAGCATGATAAAAAATAAAACACCTAATGCACTAAACTTCTTTGATATTCGAAGAGTTGACTTTCCAGTCGAACACTTTGAATCTATTACTATGCCAGTAATGTATAACATTGAAGACTCTGTAGCTAAGTGGATTGAACTTAATCTAAAAGGAAGATTCTACATAACAAAGGTACTAAGTACAGTAGACAATACTGTAAAGCAATGTATTCGAATAGGATTTGAAGATGCCAAGGAATGTTCTTATTTCACTTTGGCGTGTCCATATTTAAAATATACTTAAATATATTAACAGCGCATTTAATTAATTATAGGAGACTAAAATGAGCAAAGAAACAAAAGCACCTGAAGCACCCGCAGCAACACCGGAAAACGAGCAGGCTACTGGTGCAGAACTAACAGTTAATGATTTAGCAGCATTGAAGCAAATCATTGATGTTGCTAGTCAGCGTGGTACATTTAAACCAAATGAAATGGTTACCGTAGGACAAACTTACGCAAAACTAGAAGCATTTTTAGCTGAAATTCAAGCGGCACAACAGGCTGCAGAAACTGAACAAGGAGCATAAATTATGGCAAGAGCTATTAAACACGTTGGGCGATTAGCCCGCAATCAAAGAAAAGTAATCGTAGCATACAGGGTCGTTCCAGGTGAACCAGACAATTGTATTATCGTACAAACAGAAAGTCTAATGGCAGAAGAACATGATGCACTTATGACTGCTGTAGAAGGCAATGCTGGACAAGAAGCATATGAGTTTGGTGAAGCAATGGCTAGAGCACAATTACCTGATGGTAGAAATATGTTAGCAGGATTTCATACAACTGGCAAAATGATGAAGATGCCAACTAAAGAAATTGAAATGGTACCTGATGGAACTACAACTATTCTTTTATCAGAACTAAACAAAATTATTGCTGATCAAAAAGGCGTTACTGTTGCAGACTTAGCATTAAAAGGCAAAGACGGTAAAACAACACCGGTAGCAGAAACAGTAGCTAATCCGTCAGAAGCTTATACAAATACATCACAACCAGATGTATTATCAGACGATCAATTAGCAGCACAATATAGGTCACAGGCAGATGCTTTATTTAAAGAAGCAAAAGTACTTAGAGAACAAGCAGAAGAGTTAGTTCCTACTAAGAAAAAGCAAGCCAAAAAAGTGACTGAAGAGAGTGCCTAACAAAAAGGACCCCTCTCTTCCACCCGATGTTATAAGTCATTGGCCCGAAGTATTTGAAGATCTAGACGTACAAGTTGTACCATTAGAATACTTAGATTCAATTCGAGTATTTTTTGTAGACGGAAAAATTTGGGACATTGATATTGATAAGACTCGAAAACTTAAACAAAACGGTAGTCCAGAATCATTAGAGGATACCTTAGAAGACTTATTTAATCAATACGAAAATGTTATTACAAACATTGACTTTAGACTTGATACACAGCGATTAAAACAAGACATTACCAATCGCACTAAATTGTTTCTAAAGAAAAGAAAGTAATCTTTGCTATTGGATAAATACAATTAATAAATGTTATTCCAGGAGTATAGATAAATGGCGTTACGACTAAGACGTGGTTCAGATGCAGAAAGACAGCTTGTTACCCCACTACAGGGTGAACTTATATACGCAACTGATACCAAAAAAATATATGTAGGCGATGGTGCTACACTAGGGGGCGTACTTGTTGGTCCAACAGAAGCAGATGCATTTACATCTGTTGTAGGAGATACTAGCCCGCAACTAGGCGGCGATTTAGATCTTAACAGTAATAATATTACAGGTGTAGGTAATATCAATATTGACGGTACTATTAATGCTACTGGAAATATTGGGTTGGGCAATGATGACAGTGATGTTATTAATGTTAGCGGTGTAATTAACTCTAACTTAAAACCAGCATTAGACGGACAGTTTAATTTAGGCACTAACAACCGCAGATGGAATAACTTGTGGGCAGAAGGTGCTGTAATTAGCGGCGAACTAACTACTGAATCATTAACTGTTACAAACAATATTACCACTGTTGGTAGTAGTGTACTATACAATGCATCAAATGATACATTACAAGCGGCAGCTATTATAGGTAACTTAACTGGTAACTTATATGCCGACGACAGTACTGTTGTTGTAGATGCAAATCAAAAGAAATTTACAGGGGAAGTTGAAGGTAACATACTAAGCCCTGGTTTATCAACATTTACAGGCGGCATGAACATTACAACTGCTAATATTGACGGCGGTACAATGGACGGCGTTGCTATTGGTCAAGACGGTGTTACACCTGTAGCTAATATCAAAGGACGTGAGGTTAGAGCACAAAACGGATTCTTTGGTAACGTAACTGGCGATACTACAGGATATCATATAGGTGATGTTTTTGGTAGTATTAAAGGTAGTGTATTTGGCGGCGATTCAAGTATTATTATCGACGATTCAACTAGTACTGTACTTGGCAATGTTAATAACTCAACTACAACTTCAAAACAAGTAAACTCTGCAACTATAAATCTTAGTGGAAGAGATGATGCGAGTAATCCAGCAGCTGTGTTAATTACTACAACTGACACATATGCCGACGGAGCACAATTTTCAGCGTTAGGACATTCAGACACTGTTGATGGTTTAGGAATGCAACTAGCTAGATTTAGAGGAACAGAAGGATCTCCAGCAGGCTTACAAGTAGGTGATGAAATCGGAACAATGTTGTTTATCGGCGGTGATTCGGCAGGAACAGCGACACCGGCAGCAGCTTTTAAAGTTGAAGTAAACGATACTCCTGTAGCAGGTAATGTTAAAGCTGGCTTTTGGATAGCAACACAAAACGCAGCCGCAGGCAATGCATTGACACCTGCACTAGAACTTACTAGCAGTCAAGGTGCTAACTTCTACGGTCCAGCTAAATTATATAGTTTTGCAGATACTACAGCAAGAGATGCTGCTATTGCTACTCCTGCAGCAGGCATGATGATTTACTTAACTGCTACAAACAAAGCACAGGTTTACAACGGCTCTGCTTGGACAGACCTACACTAATTAAACGTACTTACTTGACACGTATGAAAAGGCACGTTGCTTGCATTTGAAGCATAGTGCAATTCTTTAGAATCAAACTTCCAAACATCACCTGCCTTAAAGTTGGTGATGTTTCTATTTTCAAAGCCTACATAATGACCAAATGTAGCATCTTCTAAAAATATAAGATATCTAAAACACCGTTCTATTTCTATATTATGCTCTTGCCTAAGCGTATAAAACGTGTCTTTGTGTGTTGGAAGTATTACATTAGGCATTATACAAGTCCAGCTTACAGACGCTGTATGAGCGTCTAAGACGCCTTTAAATTGCTCTGCACAGGACAATTCTTCATTAAAACTTTGTAATAGATATCCGCTATTGTAGTAATCTTTATCTAAGTGATTGAAATTTTTAGCGTCCCAAACTACATTCCTTGTGTAGTTATGGGTAGACAATTCGTCTTTCCAAAAATTATCAATAGTAGTGTAATACTGTAACATTCATATTATCCTTTATAGTAAATGTCCAAATCCTGTTTTATTAAAGTAGTGATTAAGTTCTGCACTACTAGCATTTAACGTTTTTAAAATTCTAGCATTTTCTTTTGCTAAATTGAAAAAATGAATTTTGTTATATTCTACATCTTTAGAAAAGTTAACTCTATTATGCAAGATATATTCTAAATTGTCAACTAATAATTTAAGTCTTTTAGACTCGTCCTTTACTGTAGCATACTCTGGATAAGGCAAGTAATTTTCAAATGTTTTAAATCCTAGATCTTTAATATATTCAAACATTTGTACATTGCCAGCAAACAAGAACGGATGACCTTGTACAAACACGCGGTATGTTTTTTCAGTAAGAAATTTGCTGTTGTTATTGTTGTCCCCCGGATGTCCTTCAGATATAATGCTTAGACCAGTATTAGCATAAACAGCAGGATCAATCCAAGATGAATTGTTTGTCCATTCAGTTGCTACAGGATTTTTTTCAGTTCCGTATGTTTTAGATTCTTCATATACATTATCAATCTTACGCTCTGCAAATTTTATAAAATCATAATAATCTTTTGTTGAAGAGAAATATTGTAAAGAGTTAGTCTTTTGTTCTAGTGTCCAGGGAGTAAAAAAACTCCACTCTGCATATTGTAATAAGTTTCTTTTGTACAATTCATATAACAATCCTATACGATTAGGTCTGTCAGGAACTCCTCCAAGAAATAAAAATTTATTAGTATTACTATAGTTGCATACAGTTGTATCTTTATAACTATTATATACAGTATGTAGATTAAAGTTAAATGGTATTTTGGTACATTTAACCTTGTTATTATAACTCTGGCCAGTTACAATTTTAACTTCTATTTGTAAAGAATTAGCATAATCTAAAATATCGTTATATAGTTGATTCCAAGTATTATTATTTTTATAAAGAAACCCGTCAACAAGCATTAACCCTAAAATACTAGTATACCCTTGCTTAGATGCTTCGAGTATACTATTTTTTAGTTTTTTCTTTGTTGTATTTTCTAACGAATCATTTTCTTTTGAAAATACTTCAAAGTTTATTATTTTACTGTTTGTCCTCAATTACAACACCCCAGCTAAACATGTTAAATATTCTTTCAACAATATAAAACAATGTCATGTTGGTTGCTGCTTGCATTAACGCAAAACTAGTTGCTCCGCTAGTTGTTGCTTTAAGGACAAAAGTAGCAACGATAAATGCTGCTATCATTGTAAGACTTCTATAGATAACAGTTTTAATTAAGCTACGCCAATGGTTATCTTTACCATCTTCAAATCGAAGCCAAGTAGTAAACAACCAAGCTCTTTCATGAATGTAATAAATTGTTGTTCCGAGAACAATAACTATAGCGCCAACTTGACTTGCTTCTATCCAAGTAGCTCCCATAACATAAACTGATATTAACATAATTGCTAATACAGCTAAGGCTCTATAAATTACAGCTTTAGCTATTGTTCTTGCATGTGTTTCTTTAATCATTATTTTTTTCTCCTAATAAATATGATGTCTAAAATATTCTCTAATTAATTCGTTATCTATTTTAAATCCATAATAAAAATTTTGCTTTACTAACTGCATTGAAGTTTTTACTTTTACTTGTTTAAAATTAGATTCAACTAAATTAGCATAGTTTTCAATTTCTTCTGCTGTTTTACTATCCCAATGTGCTATGTATAAGCAATGGTTAATACTATCAGCTACTATATGATAGTCTTCATGAGATTTATTTAATTCGTCTATAATTGACATTTTTATATCTTCGCCATTAATACGCAATAAATCATCTCTACCTTGATGCGCCCAAAATCCATTTTCCATTTTAAATACATCACTCATAGTTTCTTTTCTATTGTACACTGGCAAATCAACTATTAGTTTTCCATCTTCTGCTAATTCTAAGTTATACCAGTCATCAAATATAGTGTATAATTTTGAATCTTTATCCCAATGTTCTTTATCAAAGACATTTATAAACAATGGTCCTAGTGTTTCATTAGAACCAAACAAGCTAGTTACATTTTTAATAATGCCGTCGCGAGCTGCAAGTTTTATACTGTTTAGTGTATATGTTAACACTAAGATACGCAACTTTGGCCATGTTAAATTATTTTCTTTACTAGCTGCTATAAATTTTTCTATTAAGAACGGATATGGAAAAGAAACTGTAGATAACTTGTCTCTGTACGGTTCTAGTTGTTGTACTAAATCGTCCATAGGATGATCTTCATTAATTGCATAAATTACATGCTCAGTAACATTATCATTTGCTAATACTGGAAATAGTGTTACTGCTGCACTAGCACCATGATTAAGATTCTTAACATGCAATGCTACATCTTCAAACATCCACATGTTACGTTCAGCTACACCTCGTATAAATTCGTGTGTATGCTCAATAACTTTAGGTTTGCTAGTTGTGCCGCTAGTAGTTGCTTTAATTAAAATGTCATTAGGTTTAGGAAAAATTCCTGCTGCCCTATTAAAGTCTTCTTTACTTGTAACTGTAAAATCAATATCATTGTCTGCTAAACTATATGTTCTATTAGATATGTTTTCAAAATATACATACTTTGCAAATCCTTCTGGTTCTGTTTCTGCATACTTTCGAGTAAAGTCATGCAAAAATATATCTATTGGAAGTAGTGCTTCTGTTTTTGGATCATTGTATCCCGAATCTTTAAAATCGTCTGCACGTATATAATCAACTACTGCAATTTTTAATCCAAGTTCTGCTGATGCATAGATACAAGCTAGATAGTTAATATCGAGGGTGTGACTTCCAATTAAAATTGTTTCTTGAGATTTAGCATTACATTTATAAGTTAGTGCGTATTTCCAAAGATTGATTTTATCAACAAGTTCTGTTTTTCCGTATTCACTTCTGGTAAAATTATATCCCTCTACTAAGTTGGTCGCACGAAAATTGTCACTAATAAAGTGCCTAGTAATTGTACTCATAATATTCTCCAGGTATTCATATTGTTATTTATATACGTAGTTAATGATTACACTAGTATCCGAATGCTTCGTTCTTTACTTTAACAAAGTAATTATAACGATCTTCATATGTACTATTAAATCCGCCATGATAAGACTGCGGATCAAATATTATCGGAACATCTTGTTCATTAACATATAGTTTGTCATTGACTATAGAATGACCTTTTCCGTTTAAAGGAACCAATATATTGTAATGGGGCGGATCACCTATATTATCATCATTTGTCCAGTTATCGTAATGTAATGGTAACAAACAACCTGGCTCTAATATATTAATTGCTATTCTCTCCACGCCCGTCATAGTTTTTGCGTAGTTGATCATATCCTGAGCTGCTTCGTGTAGTTCAGGATATAAAACATAATAAGTGTCTTCGTACTCAAACGGTATTACTATAACAGAGAACCATCCTTTTAATAAAGGTTCATTATTAGCTTTACCTACGTCAACGCCAAATGGCTTTACATCAATTTTTTCTATTAGTTCGTGAATTAACTCAGTTAACTTATCCATCTTTTGTAAGTCAACATAACATTCATTTGGTAATACATCGGGGCGTCTTAATGTGTTCATATTAATACTTATCTAAGGTTCTATTCTATAAGTATTAATATGAACGATTACGAAATTGCAGATTGGTTGTTAAATAAATCAGACTTTGGATGGCTTGAATTAGACATCGAGTTTGACATCGAAGCATGGAAGCGTGAAACTAGTGCTGCAAAATTTGTAGATCATAGAGGCGGAGAACATCCTGGATGGAACAGTAGTTGCATACATGGTATTGATGTGGATAAAACTGGTGCGTGGACAAACTACGGCTATGAAAGAGAGGAAGATGTTCCTTACCAATGGACAAACATAAGCAAGCATACACCTAACATTAAAGGCTTTTGGGAATTGTTTCCATATGAACGCTATAGAAGAATACGTTTTATGCAACTCGAACCTGGCGGTAAAATAAATCCGCACAGCGATGCTCCTGGAAAGTTACCAGGTGAAGAAAATTTAGACATGCTTGAGTTTGGGGTACCTATTAACGTAGCAATTATTCACCCAGACGACTGTCATATGACTCTTGAAGGACACGGTACTGTTCCTTTCAAAGAAGGAAAGGCTTTTATAATTAATATAAGAAACGTACATAGTTTTGTTAACAATTCTAACACACCTAGAATACATTTAATAGCACATGGTATACCAGGTAAAAGGAAAGACGAATTTGTAGAACTAATTGCAAGAAGTTACAGGAAACAAAATGAATCACATTAAAATACTAGATGTGTTTTATGGAAACAAATGTAATCTTGCGTGTTCAAATTGTGATACACGTAGCGATACATTAAGAGGCTACGATCCAGAATTAGACACAATTAAAGAAAGCATTCGTTTAGCAAATGAAAAGTTTGATGTTGAAAACTGGAGTGTGCTAGGCGGAGAGCCGTTGCTTTACAAAGACAAAGTATTAGAAATTATCAAATACATTAGAAGCATAGAGCCAAATAAAACTATCTTTATGTCTACTAATGGTATGCTACTAAACAAAAATATAGACTGGATTGCAAATTTAATCAAAGAATACCGTGTTTGGGTACAAGTATGTAATCATACTGCAAAGTTTGGCAGTAAGGATAAAATTGTTTCTAGTGTTGCAGACGTAGCAGCACAATTAAACATTAATAAAATAGAGCCGGGATATCTATGGTGGTATAACATTATGAAATACGATACTGGCACAGATAACTGGAAAGAGTACGTTGACCGCAAGGGATGGGATATTACACAAAGAGATCTTAACGAAGTAACGTATATGGAAAATAACTACGGTATACATTATATGGAGTCTGACTGGTTTCATTCTATATACCAAACTGTTAATGGTGTACCTAAGCCATTTAATTCAGACGATCCGCAAGCATCTTATAATAATAGTTGCCCAAGTCAATTTTGTGCGTTCTTATATGAAAATAAAATTTATAAATGTGCTGCACTAGGAACCTTACAAAACTTTTTAGACAAACACAATCTATTAGAAGACGACGACTGGCAAAAATATTTAATGTACAAGCCGGTTGACTTAGACACTTGTACTGATTTAGAAGTTAAATATTTTTCAGATACACACTACTGCGGCGTAAGTGCATGTAGCATGTGTCCTAAAAATAAACAGGAAATAGTAAAAGACAAAATACAAGTCTTGCCTTTATATAAACATGAAAGATAAAATAACATTTTGTATTGTAGACGATATAGACACTTATGCTAATAGTGAAATACAAACTACTATTAGAAACATCAGTGACTTTACAATATCAAACATACATACTAAAGGCTATAAAGTTATTAAAGGAAAAGAGGTAGACAAACTTCTACGTAATGTTGATACCGATTATGCTGTTGTAATGAGCCCAGGAACAGAGTATATTAACGGTGATGCGTTTTTTAAAGCACTAGAGGATCTTGTAACCACAGACTTTTTTATAGCAGGACATGTATTAGATCGCACTATGCACGATGCTTATTACGAATTACATCATCAGTGCTATGTGGTTAATATGGCGGTTTATAATGCATATAAGAGCCCTACAGTAGGCGCTTTTGAAAAAGACGTACAACACACCCAACTAGAACCTACTCGTAGTTTAAGCAATATACACGACGATTATACCCCAAAATTTGTATCTAAAGGATTGCATAGACAACAATACTCGAATCGATGTCACGGTTGGAATTTTTTACGTCTAGCATTTGAAAACAACTTACCTGTTGTTGTGTTTGATGACGATATTAGAAATAATAAAAAACATTACTATCCAGAAAGCGAACAAGACTTTTACAAAAATATTGATTATATAGAACATAAGTTTAATTACTGCAAAGAAGAGTTTGTTCATACTGACAATACAGAATGGACTACTGGTATTAATGACGTCTACGAACAACTAGTATTGCCAGCAAGCGGAACGTTATACTTGGATTTAATTGACAAAGGTCGTGTAATATTTTATGACTACAATCAATGTGCATTAGACTACTGGCAGGAGAACTGTCCACCAAAAGACGGTGTTGAATATATATTCGTCTACGCTAACTTACTAGAAGAATTATCTATTGTAGACTATATTGATCCTAATCTAAAGACACTTGTTAATCTATCAAATATATTTTGCTATGAAGGTACTGCTGCAAAATATTCTTTACAACATAGATTACTAGCACAAGAAAATTTAGTAAGTGTTCTTAGGAGAAAAATTAAACGTGTTAAAATTAATTTTTCTCTCAAAGCAAATGCAGGACATTAAAATTTTTGTTTAAATAACAGCATCCACGCATCAAACTCAACGTCACCGCGCATAAAGTCTCGACGAACTCCAACAGACTGTGTGCTTGTTAGATCATAAGATAACCATATCCTCGAAAAGTTATTGTCCATCTTAGATTTACCAATACCTGTCATACGTGTATAGTCTGCTCGTATTCCAACTTTAGGTGTAACTTTAGTCATAATACCTGTTTCAGCACCTAAATAATTTTTGCTAGAAATGCCTGACGGTTGTAATGACCCTGCCATTCCTCTTACGAAAAATTGAGTACGCTTTGCTATAGGCACTTTATACCTAGCACCTACTTCGTACAATGCTACTACACCGTTTGAAGATCTGTTGTTACTTCCTTGATAAAGTACATCAACGTCTGCTCGTGGATTTAAATCTTTAATATATTTAAACGCAAAAGCATCGCTAATTGTGTTGTTTGCATTTTTTTGATGACTTGCTGAAAAATTAATACTGTCTGCAAATGCAATACTCGATAAAAAACTTGTGCAAAATGCAATTACTGCTATGTGAAAATACCTTTCTTTAAATTTCATTTTTTTCTCCTTTTAAAAATTTAATTTGTTCTATAAAAAAATCATTGCTATCTATTGTTGTCTTATGTTTGTTAATATAATCCTCTAACAACGGATTATAAAGAAAGTTTTCCTTTCTAATATTGTTTAATTTATTATGAAAATTTACAAAGTGGTCAAAATAATTATTTAAAATATTTCCATACATAAATTTTTTAGTTTCTTCGTTAACATACGGTTCAATTAATTCTTTGTAATCTTGAGGCATGTTTTGTAAATTAAGATAAACTGGATATTGAATCATTTGTTGTGTTGTATTAAATCTAGGATAGTTTTCTTTTACAAATGATTCTAGATCGTTTATCATATTAGCATTATAAACTCCTACTGCACTATGTACTTGTATTACAGTATTGCTATCTCTTTCATTGTATAGTTTGTGAAAGAAGTCCATAACAGTTATTATTTCATTCCAATTACAACCTTTGCGAATAAATTCATTAAGTTTACCGTATGCATCTATGCTTAAATTTATTTTTAAATTTTTACACCGCTTAAACACTTCTAGAGTATAAGGCATAGGAATTTTAGTAGCATTAGTACTCATTTCAATTGTTAGATTTTCAACTAATGCTTCGTCTAATAATCTTTTAAAAAATGCTTCTGCTTCTAAAGACTGTAATGGTTCTCCACCATAAACTTTAATTTCTTCTAACTGTGCTACATTTATTTCATTAGGCAACGAACTTTTAGTATATTTTGTACTATTATACGTTGTACCGTATAATTCTTTTTCTTCTTCATACCACAAATGGCTGTGTGTACTAGAACACATTCTGCATTTTAGATTGCAAACATTATCAAAAAATATTTCTACAGTTTTTAAAGGACCAAAAGGCTGTACACCAAACTGTTGTAGAGCGCCTTGGCGCATACTAGACAACCCTGCTGCTTCTTCTGCAGGACACTGACATCCTGCATCATGCTCTCCATTAAGCATCTTTGTTCTTATACACTGCATCTGTTTACGTGCTTCGGTAATAGATTTACCTTTAAATTGTGCAACATCCATATATTGTCCGCAAGGCAATACTAGATTATCACTTTGTAAACTTGCACCTATAAATGGATAAGGGCAATATGTTTTAGACATATTCTGTTACCTGTAAAACAACTCTTGGAGTATGTCCTATATTTGCTGCACCGTGCATGTCGTTTTCGTGATCATATTTAAAAACATCGTATGCATTGTATTGTGTCATTAAGTTGTCTTTGTATATAAAAATATGACCTGATTCGTAATCTTGCAAAGGTATCCAATATCGATTACATTTTTGTTCGTGTGTATGGGGATCACTATGCATAGGCATAAACTGTCCTGGATACAATTTAGTAATCCACCAATGGTAATTATTTGACAACGGAATACTTAACGGCTGTAAATCTTTTTCTTCATATACCCACCAATGTACTGCTGATAAATCATAGCCGGCTTCTTCGGCACGTTTGTATTCGTCACTTTCAACTGCAAACGCAGGTGGCCAGTCTCTTGGTCTTGCTTGACCTTCAGTTTCTAAAACCTGTTGTCTTAATTTATTGTTAATTTGAGATTTCCAATTATCTATGCAAATCATTAATAATTTTCCAAATCATCTATTTCTAACTGTTTACGGAATGCTTTTGAAAATTTACAATCAATACGTAGTCCGTATTCTACTTCGTTACTAGACTCGCCGCCATGCCAGTCTTGGTCATTCCAAAATGCAGCATTACAGTTTAAATAATATTTATTTTCGCTTTCAGGATCCCATATATAAAATCCTCTTTTAGTGCGATAGCGTATATGTATAAATTCATCATTGTGCGGACTATATTGCTTATCATCATGCACTCCGTTGTCTGCATCTAAGTCTCTATGTTCAAAGGCTCGACCGTTATGATCACAATGGAAGAATATTACTCTTCCGATTTGATCGATGATTCCTTCTTCTTGCAAATTTTCAACCCACTTAACGACACCTGGAAAGTGTATCGCTTCTTCAGTTTTTTGACGTTCAGCATTTCTCTCATTCCAATCTCCTTCATTCCATAGGAAGTAATATATGTAAGGATCGTTAGCACCTAATGTAGATTTAAGATAACGTGTAAAAATATTACGCTGTTTATAATCGCCAAAATCTTTAGGTAGTATTTTATCACCCTCAACTTTTATTGGGTGGGTGTCGGGCAATGCCTGGTATTCATCCCATGCTTGATAGATCGGTTTCCAATCTAAAATATATGAAGCATCCTTCCAATTAAAACCTGGTGCCATCCACGTACCTTCTTTAGCATACTCTCTTGCAAGAGCAAAACCACGACATATTTCAGGGTGGAGGGCTCTAAACCCTGCAATGTCTAAGTACGGATCTAAATTAATATATGGCTTGCTGCCAATTCCTTTTATCATACATATACTTATCAGGTAAGTATGTATGTTAAATAGGAAACGATAATACAATATATGAACTACTACTATAATAATGTTCCTGAAAAAGGATTATGTAGAAACAACCTAATATACACTAGTCTTATTAGTGATGACAAACAACAGTTTTGTCAATGGTATCATAACGATGAAGGATATCACGGAGGACATAATCAAGTCGTTGATGTAGACTTGATGGATGAAAAGTTTGAACGTGAAATAAAGTATCTTAGACTAATGCGTGAGGAGTATCCGCAACACGTACCAGCATTTGAAATTGACTACGAGTTTAGGAAAGTCTACTTAGAAATAGACGGGCCTGACATGTGGGAACTTGCTGGATGTGTTGGTACAGATTATTCGAAAGTTTTACCAGATTGGGATACACAGATGCTTGAAATAATACAAGCACACAAAGACTTGGGATTAACAAAATATAGTTTGCATCCTAGCAGCTATTTTATTGTAGACAGTAAACTAAAAAGTATGAATTATTTTTTTACATACGATTCAAGTGATGCTGATATAAGTTTACGTAGTGTTATGAGTCACATTAGCGAAGATAGACAAGCAGACTTATTTCCTAAAATGACTGCCGCTGGTATTGATGTTGATGCAGCAACCCAACATCAAAAAATACAACTGTTAGCATTCGATAGTTTTAAAACAAACTTTAGAGATGATGTAATGGAAAAGGCTAAAGAAATTTATGCATAAAATGGTAGAATGGAATAAAGATTTAGACTTGGCTAATTTTTATAGCAAAGCAGGCAAGCGTGGTTTCGTAAACAACGCCAGTCAGAAAGTAATGATTGATTGTTTTCGCAATGAGCGTGAATGGAATGCTTGGATACTTTATAATGACAATCGACCTATAGGCAGTGTTGCCGCACATTCATTTGATGATGTTATGCCAGGTGGCTATCGTATTCTTACTCGTGTTTGTACGTTTGCCGAAGAACGTAAAGACAAAGGATTAATTACACCTAAACGTCTTGTAGCACAACATCAAAATTTAACAGATCAATTTATGTTGCCACAATGTATTGAATGGGTTTCAGGACGTGGAAGAATGTTTGCAACATCAAATGCTAGTAAAGAAGCAAGTCAACGTCTAGTACACAGTTACTATTTTCCTACTCTTGCTAAATTAGGCATAGTTGAAAAAATTAAAGATGTTCATTATAGGCATACTGATCAAACTGTTTGGGAAATACACCCTGACAAATTTTATGAAAACTTAAACCGTTACACAAGGTGGACTTAAATGCTATCAAAAAATGTTTTAATATTTTGTGCGCCAAGAACAGGTAGTACAATACTAGCAAATTACATAGCACAGTGTTTAGATGGGCAAGTGATTACAGGTGATTACGGCATAGATGTAGCTGCTCAAGACAAGTCTTTGGTTGTAAAAATGGAAGACACATTTTTGATACCAGATCCAATAAAAGAATTTTTTCCTACGTTTGATCCACGAGGTTGGACACTAATAAAACTTAAACGCATTGACGAAGTTGATCACATACTAAGTTTATGTCAAAGAACAATTAATTATAATTACAGCGAGCATAATTACAAAGAATTTACTATAGATAAAGAAACTCTTTTTATAACTGCACTAATGATACGTTCGTGTCATAAACAAGTAGATTCGCTTGATCCAACACCGTTTACATATTGTCATGAAATTAATTTTGAGGATTTACAAGATTGGCCACAAGTATGTCAAAAGTTACATATACCATACTCTAAAACTTTAGAAAATTATCCAGAAAGAGATAAATGGAAATATGTTTTAAACAGAGAAGAAGTTGAAGTTTGGCTCGAAGAGTTTTATAACTTATTCGACTCTTGAAAAATCTACGTTAGGATTTATACGTTCTAATTCACTTTTAACAAATGGCGTTAACTGCCATTTAAATTCAACTTGTCGTATTGTTGGTGTTCTTGCCCAAAATATAATTGTTTCTACTATATCTTCTAATGGTGTATTGTAATCACTTTTAAATGCTGTTGGTTCATTATCGTCAATTTCAGTGCCTTCTAAAAATCCTAAATCTAAATGTAATACAGGTATTCCGTCTGGGTTGATACTTTCTAATCTACACGCTTCTGCTAGTGCTTGTTTATCGTGTACATAGTCTGTAGGAATTAATTCAGGATAATGTCTACTTACACTTCCCATCACTACTATAGAACCAACCTTATCTTTTAGTGCATGAAATAGTTTTAGTTGTTGTGAATCACGGTAAGCATTGTTTATAAAAATTTCTGCGCCTGTGGCTTCTTCTACAACTTTATCAAAATCTTTATCAATGTCATAACCGTTGCTACGACTCATACCTATAATATCGTGACAACTTACTTCTGTAAATTTATCAAATATTGCTTTACCAATACCGCTTGTGTGTCCTGTAATTACTATTTTCTTAGTCATTTATATTGTATCCTATAAAAGTTGTGTCTGGATTATTAATCCAAAATTCTATACTATTTGCAACCATTTTATAATTTTTATAACTACTACTTGTTAGTTGTAAGTATAACATAGGATATTTACTGTGAAGTGCTAATTGCTGTACAGTCTTTTCAAGTTCCCATTTCTGTTTACTATACTCCGGCATATCTCTATCAAAATTTACAGCGGCAATACTACCCATAACAACTAGTTTACATTTATCTTTAAGACGTTCTATATATTCTAATTGACTTGCATGTGCATTTAAAATTACTGTACTACCTTCTTCAATAGTATCACAAATCATATCAACGTCATCATTTATTTCAAGTGGCTTGTTAAAACTCTTACATTTAAAATGTTCGGCTAGATATTCTCCTAAACCTCTTGTACTACCTGTTATGTAAAATTTCATTCTACTCTAGGACCATTAGCAATAAAAAATGCCGCAATCCATTTTTCCCCTTTTGTAATAGGCATTGCTTCGTGTATAGTAGACTGGTTAATTGCTTCATCTTCATAATCGTATTCAAAGTAAAACATACCATTCTTAACTGGCTCTACTGTTACACCTAATTCTGGAAAGTCGCATGCGCCACCTTCATACCCATCAGTTAGCCAAAATATTCCTGTTGCTTTTCTATCTCCACCGTTTTCGTAATATGCAATATCTTTAGGTGTGTAAGGAAAGTCGTGGTGTAATCCAAAGTATTGCCCAGGTTGATATCTATAAATATCTCCTGCTTCAATATTTTCAATTGGAAATCCTACTGTTTCGGCTAATCGCTTTTTAAAGAATTCTCTATCCTCAGGTGATGTGTCCCAACTAATACTACGCTGTTCTACTTCTTCTGTAATTTGCCCGTATGTTTGTTCACGAGATTCCAATCCTGCGTCTGGATTCATGCCAACTTCTGTATACTTTTTTACATAGTAGTCTGACTCTTCGTCAGTAAGTACATCAGTAAAAACTGATATACGTGGCATATTTAATAATACTTTTTCCATCGTTATTCCTTTACCAAGCGTTCCATATGTATTTAGGCTCTAAGCCACAATTTGTTCCGGCATGCCATATTTTTCTATCTGTCCATTCATATGTTGTACCTTGTGGCTGATTATAAAATGCTTGTTCGTCAGCAATAAAAATATGTCCCCACTGTGGTTTACCTATATGGCAATGGTACCTTGGACAATCTTCTAAGTTTGCTTCATCGTCATGGACATCCCAGTGAATTGGTGCAAACATTCCAGGCCACACTCTACTGATCCATACATTCTTACAGTTTAATCCGTAATAAGTATTCCATGTATCAACTACAGTTTCATCAAACTGTTTACCTGGTATAAACATATCCCAGCCTGCTGAGCCGCCTTCGTGTATAGTTTTGTACCCTGCTAGTTCCCACATATCTAATATAGGATCTAATCCAGGAATATTATCTCCACGTTTGTGACTTGGCCCTATAAACTCGGGCTCAACACTTGCACATTGTTTAATAACTTTATCCCAATCAATAGTATCGCATACACCTAAATTTTTCATTTGTTTGGCCTTCCTAAAAAATGAAACAAGTATTGATGATGAATGCCCATACTAGTTCCTGCATGATAACTTCTGTAGTTATCCCATTCGTATATTTTACCTTGCTCTACATTATGAAAACATTCATCTTCGAGTATTAATACACTTCCCCAACGAGGTTTGTCTATAAAGCATACCCAACGTTTTAGTTCGCCTTGTGCTAACCATTCTTCTTCTTTATCTTCTACGTCCCAATGATACGGTACATTTGTACCTGGGCGTACATCACTAACAAAAACTCTTAAAGGCTCTGCATCTATAATTTTAGCAAACTTGTTTTGTATCTCAATATCAAAATGTTCTCCAGGATAGTAATCCCACCATTCAATATCTTGTAAATTATATCCTGCATTGTCCCATGTGTTTATAATTTCGTGGTACTTTCCTAGCAAATTAGGATTGTCTCTCCAATTTCCTTCTGATCTTTCTACAACAGACTTAACTGAATTATAGTCACCTGTTGTACAATCTTTACAAATTTGTACAATGGGATCCCAATCAATTATTCCGTTAGTAGTACCAATGTGTTTAGGCATTAAATAATTCCTTGTATATGTAACTCATATCTCGTTCTCCCCAGAGAACATGAGTACCTAAACTACGTTTGAACATAGTTTCTAAATTTAATACATTGTCTACAGCCGCACCTGTTTCTTCTAATCTAAACTGTGCTGTATCATGTATTATACCTTGCATATATTTTTCTTCTATGTAAGGTGTTTCAACAGGTACGCAACCGTACCAGTCTATAGCTCGCATTTGTCCTTGACTATCAGTATAATGACAGTGCGGATACATTGTTAGTTTATATGTTCCTTCATTATATTGATCTAAAATAATCTCTTTGATTTGTTGGCGCCAATCGCCTTCGGGCCAAAGGTTTGAACCATATATTATTTGATTACAACTTTTACCATACCATTTTAAATAGATACGTTTATCTTTTATATCTATAATTTCAGGTGCATAAGGTTTGCCTTCAAACTTTTTTATATAGTCTAATTCGTTTTGGAAAAACCAATCACATACATCTTGTGTATATAAAGGCCTATCTGTTGTTTCCATGTACTGATAATCATTTGGAAAATTATAATTTTTACAAAATGTTTTACCATCACTACTTACTAGAGGTTCGTATGTTTGCTGTGCCATACATGGGCTTCCATAAGTATCTAATTTTAAATACGGTTCCCAGTTCATGTTATTACCTTAAATAATTCTTGTTTTGGAAAAGTTGCAAGTGCGGCAGGAGTAATTTTAAAAGTTACTGTTACATTTTCGTAGTTAAAATCTTTCATTGCGCCTTGCTTGTTAATTGTATTTAACCAAGGGCTGATTAGATTATCAAACTGGTATCTAGTATCAAACAATTCTTCAACTGGTTGTATTTTTATATTAACTAAATTGTCATGCTCTGACTCAATTAATAGTTTTCTAACTACTAACTGATATCGATGTATGTTTCCGTAATTACTAGCAACATGTCTTTTGCCAGCGTTCATTTCATACCAGTTACCGTCTGGTTGCGTAAGAAACATTTGTTCTTCATCTAAGTCGATTAGATAAGATCTTTCACCTTGTAATGTTAAATGCCAGCGGTCGTCAATATCTGTATGGCTCATATATGTTGTGCCATAATCTAATTTAATAACCCTTGCTTCGCCCTGATCAACAGGTAACGACTTTAGCAAATCTTCCCATATAGTATTTTTATATTCAGATTTTACTTGCCAAGGGTCATAAAAAAATCTACCTAATGGCTCGTTTAGAGTTGTTTTTGCTTCTTGAAAATTAAAGCCCTTGCTAGGTAGACTTACAGAGTATTCAGTCTTGTGTAACATGCTAATATTTATGGCATAAGTATTGTTATGAAACTGTATTTGAACGAGGATTGGTCTAAGATCGGAATAAGCCTCAGTGGTGGTGCAGACAGTGCTTTACTTGCATACTTAATTTGTTCTAACACTAATGCTGACATACACTTTACCACACAAATTAGAATGTGGCGTACGAGACCATGGGCAGAATTTATTGCTGAAGATGTAGTAAAGTGGTTTGAAAATAATTTTAAAAACAAGTTTACGCATCATAAAAACCTTGTCCCGCCTGAAATGGAAGAACCTAGTACAGACTTAATTACAGATGAATACGGAAAAAAGAAACCTGGTAATAGAATAATACTTAGATCATTTAATGAGTACATTGCACACAAACATAAATTAAATGCGTTGTATGCAGCCGTAAACAAAAATCCAGATATAGAATTTGACGGAAGAGTCAAAGAAAGAGATGAAGGACATTTAGAACCTCATTTTGTGCATGATGGGATTGACATTTGTCATCCTTTCGTGTATACTAAAAAGGATTGGATAATACAACAATACTACGATAACAATATATTAGATTTACTTTCTATTACTAGAAGTTGTGAAGGCGAGTTTAGCAACATAAATTATAAAACATATAAACCAGGAATGGTTGTACCGGAATGTGGAGAATGTTTTTGGTGCAAAGAAAGAGAGTGGGCACTTGAAAAAGTCAAATAGTTGTACATTTTGCATGCATCCTTTTACAGGACTTGCTACACGAGAAGATGGTGCTATTAAAGTATGCTGTCGTAGTCAGCCTATTGGGTTTATACAAGATCAAACTTTAGAAGAAGTTTGGAATGGCGATAAGATGAAAGAAGTTAGACGCCAAGTTTTGAATAATGAACGCCCAGATGTTTGCAAGCCGTGTTTCGACTTAGAAGATCAGGGTGTAGAGAGCTTACGTCAGCGTCATATAGCAGGAGTTATACCAGAAGCAAGAGTCAACTTATACCCAGATGCATTAGATGCATTAGAAGACGACTATAGCATGCCATTTGAACTTCCTACAATGGAAATTAAGCTCAATAACTTGTGTAATCTAAAATGTCGTATGTGTAATCCGTTGGATAGTACAAGTTGGAAGGACTGGAATCAAGTTACAGAGTTTTACAAAAAAGAAAACAACTATCTTATACCCACTGTAGACGCACTTGTAGACAAGCCAGGTCAATATATAGGACCGTTTGACAACTCAGACAACTGGTGGGCAAGTTTTGAAAAACTTTTGCCGTACTTTAGACGTGTAGAATTTGCAGGCGGTGAACCATTAATGGATCCCTATCATTATAAAATACTAGACATGCTTGCTCCATATGGTAAAAACATAGAAATAAAATATGCTACAAACGGTACTACACTAGGTATAAAAGGCGGACGTACTATACACGACTATTGGCCCAAGTTTAAAAGTGTTGCTGTAAATGTAAGCATAGACGGTATACACGATGTCTACGAATACATTAGAGGCAATGGCAAGTTTAGTGAAGTAGAAGAAAACGTAAAAGTATTTAAGAGCTTTCCTAATGTAAGTAGAGTAGTAGGTGCATTTACTGTGCAAGCAAATAATATTTTGCAAATTTGCGATGTTATAGACTACTTCTTAAATGATATGGGTATTATATTTTATTCACATAGAGTAAATTATCCTATGTCGTTATCTGCACAAGTATTGCCGCCAGAGCTAAAGAAAAAAGTTGTAAGTGATTTAGAGGACATGAAAGAAAAAGTACTAAATTACAAACTAGTACAAGAAAACGATTTACTTAAAAAAGTTACACTACAGCAGATACAAGATAATATTAATTTTTTACAATCAAAATGTATGTACGACACACATTGGCAAGACTGTATAGAATTCAACAAAAGATTAGACAAAACACGAAACCAAGATTTCCTAAGTGCAAATCCAGAGTTTAAGTTTTATGTATAAAATTATAAGCAAGTGGCCCCACCAAGATAGTATTCACGTTGAATGGAACATGGGTAAACGGTGCAATTTAGATTGCGGATATTGTCCAGCTGAAATACATGATAACTTTAGCCCGCATACACCTTTGCAAGTATTTAAAGATGCAATAGACAAGTTAGTAGAAATAGGCAAACCTATAAGATTAAGTTTTACAGGCGGAGAACCGTGTGTACATCCTAATATAAAAGAAATACTTGATTATGCAAGAGATAAAGTTGAATGGATAAACATTACAACAAACGGTACATTACCGTTTGAGTTTTATATTCGGTTGCCAGTAAACCATTACGTGTTTAGTATACATTTTGACAACGAAGTTGTTGATAAAGTTGTAAGCAACGTTTTAGTATGGGCGCAAAACAACGAAGTTGATAACTTACCTTTCCAACTTAATATTATGGCACACCACGAACATATGGAAAAGGTAAGAGAAGTTACACGTCAGTTTGACAATCATATTATACCATATGTAATTAGACGCATACGATGGACCGACGCAGACGACCGTGACTGGTTTGACGACCTGAGATACAAAGGCGATGACTTAAAATGGATTCTTGACAAAACAGCAACAGCAAAACCTAATGTAATTATTGACGATGACAAAGAAATGCATGCTAATGATGTAATAAAAGAAAAATTAAATTCGTTTGAAGGTTGGAAATGTAATGCTGGTGTAGAAAGTTTAATGATTAACTGGGACGGTGAAGTACATAGAGCAACATGTAGAGTTGGTGGAAGTTTAGGTAACATATACAACGGTAGTTTTGATTACCCAACACAATCTATTATTTGTACACGCAAATGGTGTACATGTGCCGCTGATATACCACTTACAAAGGTAAAATAAAATGGCAATCGTTTTTTGCATAGTTAATGATATAGATAGTTATAGTTCTGAAGATATCAAAAGAACAATTACTAATATAGCAAATTTTACAATCGCAAACATAAAAACAAAAGGTTATGAAGTTCTAGTAGGGAACAATGAAGATGAACTTTTACAACTTGCAAATAGATACGATTATGCTGTTGTAATGAGTCCTGGTACAGAAATAATTAACGGAGTTGCGTTTTTTGAAGCAATAGAAGAACTTGTAAAAAGAGACTTTTTTATAGCAGGACATGTATTAGATAGAACTATGCATAATGCATACTACGAACTACATCATCAGTGCTATGTGGTTAATATGGCGGTTTATAACGCATATAAGGGCCCTACAGTAGGTTCTTTTCAGAAAGACGTACAACATACCCAACTACAGCCACAACGTAGCACAAGCAATATACACGACGATTATACCCCTCATTTTGTCAATACAGGATTTATCGAAGTAACATACAAACATAAATGCCACGGGTGGAATTTACTAAAAATAGCATTTGAAAATGAGCTACCTGTAGTTGTTTTTGATGACAGTATTAGAAACAACAAAATACATTACTATCCTGAAAGCAAAGATGACTATTATAAACATTGTCATTTGATACAAGAAAAATTAGATTACTGTAAGAACGAGTTTGTACACACAGACAACACTGAATGGTCTACAGGTATAAATGAAAAGTACGAACAAGTTGTTTTACCTGCTAGTGGAACATTATACTTAGATTTGATTGATGCTGGTCGTGTAGTGTTTTATGACTACAATCAAAAAGCTCTAGACTATTGGAAAGAAGCATGTCCACGTAAGGAACACATAGAGTATGTGTTTGTGTACACTAACTTATTAGAAGAAGTATTAATTGTAGATCACTTAGATCCTAAATTAAAAACACTAGTAAACTTATCTAATATATTTTGTTACGAAGGCACTGTTGCACAATATAGTTTAGAAGATAGAATTAAAGCAGAAAGTTTATTAGAATATTGTCTAAAAAGCAAATTGAAAGATGTTAAAATTAATTTTACTCTTAAAGCAAATGCGCTAACTCAGGAAACACAGTTGCCGCGTTTAACCCTCTAATATTATCTAACTTATTAGTATACTCTTTAAATCCAGGTAGCATACGACTGTTGTCTTGTGCATTCATGTGTTTAAGTACAGCTTCCCAACGTTTCCAACCATAAGGGTTATGTTTCCAATAATCATCGTCCTGTCTGTAGTTGTTCCACAGCCAATCTTTGAAATCCATAAAACGTTCTTCAACATCTTGCTTGTCTTCTTTAGGCAATATTTGTATACTAAGGAATGTTGGAATATACAGTAGATGCATATTAACTAAGCCGCCACCCATTTGTGTTCCGCCTGGAACTGTTCCTGCATTTAGTTTTTTAAATCCGCTTTCAACTTTCCATTTCATAAAGTCTGGCAAATGTTTTACGTTGAATATTTGTATTGCTGTTGCTAAACTTGTTTGTATATTATCAGGTGTATTGTCAAGCATATGCAAAGTTTTTTCTACAGTATCAAAGTTTGTAGGAAAACGTATATACTCATCACGCTCGTGACTAGCATCCATACTAATAGCAAATTTAACTTTCTTAAATTTTGACCACATTTCAATTAGGTCTTCGTCAACTAATAAACCGTTAGAGTTATAACGTAGTAATATCTTATCTTGATAACCTTGACGCAATATTTCTTCAATAAACATCTTATGTTCTTTAATCATTAAAGGCTCGCCGCCTGCAAAGTATACTTGTTTTAGGTTTGGAATTTGTGCATTCATTTCTTCCCAAAACGTATCTTTTTCGTGCCACTTATTATTAAACTCTGATTTATCCCATTGCATTTGTCTTTTAACATCAGGGTCTTGTAATACAGGAATAAGTTTTTTGTGATCTGCTACCCACTTACTTGAATCATGCGGACTACACATTACACATTTAATATTGCAAGTATGTCCTAAACGCAAGTCTAAATAAACTAACTCTTCCGGTACTGTGCCATCTTCTTTAGTTTGTTCAATTAGGTGCGGAATGTCTACGCCATCTTCATGCCATGTTCCACTTTCCCAAACACGTTTACTTACAACACCTACTTTTTCTTCTTGGAAACATTTACGACAACTAGCAGGTATTTCACCATTCATCATAGTTGTTCTTACACTTTTCATGTAGTCATTGTTCCATGCTTCCATAGGTGTTTCTCTGCCAAAGTTTGCAGGTCTGCCATTTTCCATTTTAACAAGACCAACTTCGTGATCGCCGGACTCTGCACCACTAGCATTACTACTACAACACAAACGCATATCTCCGTTTGGTCTAGTTGCAAAATGTATCCAAGGTAAAACACAGAAGGTAGGAGAGCCTGATTCTTTTTCAATAAGTCTCTGATACTTACCTAGTTGAGTATCTTTATCGTGATACCAATCTTTATCCATATTTTTTTCCTATTATCATATATCTAGTGTATTTTGGCATTTCTAATTCGCCTACATAACTTACATGTACATTTGATTGTTGTATAAGCTCTTCCATATTGTTAACACATCTTACATGTTCTTCGTGTTCAAAATAATTATTACTTTGTAGTACAACTTTTGTTCCTGCTTCGAGATTGTCTAACCACGTATCGTATTGTTCCTGTGTTAAATGTTCGCAACTTGTATTAATAGCAACATCTGCATCAGTAGTGTAATCACACATATCTGCGACTGTAGCAAAGAATCTACCTTGCATATGATAACGCATATTAATTGTTTCTGCAATGGGTTTACAACTAGGATCAATATCTATACTTTCTATTTCTGTAATAGAAAGATCACTATTAAAAAGTAGACTTGCAAGTACACCATTCCATCCACCGTATATAGCAACACTACCTGCAAGTTTATGTTCTTGCATCTGCTGTATTAGCCAAAGTTTACTGTTTATTTGACCTTTCCAAAAACTTTCAAGTGTACGATATCTATCTTCACTATTACGAATAGCATCCATCCAAAATAATACATCTTGCATATCTACTTTCATAATAAACTTTCCAATGTCTTTTTTAGGCCTACTTCTAAAGGTGTATAATCTGTAAATCCTGTAAGCGTTTGTACTAATGTTGTATCAGGACACCTACGTGTTGCACTACCATTCGGTGCAGGACGTATTTCAAGTCTGTCTGGATTAATTCCCATATACCCCATTATTAGTTTTGCTACAATACTTATACGTGTTTCTACGTCTTGTCCCACGTTTACGGTATTGTTACTAGTAGTTTTTACTAGCATATCTGTCATACGTACAGCATCGTCAACGTAGCAAAAACTACGTGTGTCATTGCCGTTAATATAATACTCGCCTTGTTTACAGCGTTCTACAAACTCATTTACAAAGTGATCTGTTTGTCCTGGACCGTATACATTAAAGTAACGTATGATAAGATACTCAAGTCCGCTATTAGCAACTAAGTTTTCACCTAGTGCTTTTGGTATGCTATAACTCCAACGTGGATTTGTAATGTCATTGTACATAACTGGTACCGCTTCATCAGTAGGTACATGGTAATAGCCGTTGTCTATTGTACTGTTGAATATTTCACAAGTACTAGCAAATACAAACTTTGTGTTTGTGTTTCTATAACGTTCAATTAAGTTAATTGTTGGAAGTGTATTGTTAATAATAATATCAGTAGGCTGTTGATAAAACAACCTTGTACCGTTAGTGGCCGCTAGATGGACTACAATATCGCAGTCCGGCATTTTGCTAGTAACATTGTTGTTGCTTAGATCGTCAACTTCGCTATCCTTTCTATCATAAGGATATACCTCATAGGTGTCTTTTACATAGTTGTAATAATGACTTCCTATGAATCCTTTATGACCTGTTAGAACTTTTCTTTCCATCCTTTGTTTAACTCTCTTATATGTTTAAACCAATTCTGGTTAATGCCTTTTTGATCAAGTGTTTCAATAAGGAAGTCTAAATCTTTAGGTAAGCACTTACCGCCAAATCCTCGTGTACCGTCATGCCCCGGAACTTCCATGTAAGTTTGATCTTGTTGTACATCCATGTACATGTCTAGTATTTTGTTATAGTCTGCGCCAACGTCTTCTGATAAATCATAAAATACGTTAGCAAATGCAATACGCATTACTGCAAAGTTATTTGAAAACATTTTTATAAGCTCTGCTTCTTTTGTAGAGCAAGTTTTAATTTCGTCATCTAATAACCACTGTGGTAAATCTTTACTATCACAACCTACAACTAACGGACGCTTAAAGCAATCTGTGTCCCAATATCGTTCACGTAAAAATTCTGGTATGTAAATTATACTACCAACACATGCTTGAATACGTTCACTTGCGCCTAACGGTAATGTACTACGAATCACGAATGTTGCAGAAGGATTAAATTCTTGTATTTCAGCTATCTCAGAAATAACAGTATTAATATCTGTTTGTGTTTCAGTTGGTATGCATACAAATATTGTATCGCATTCTTTTAAAATTATTTTTTCTGTATCGAATGTTATGTCATGCACAACAGTTCTTGCATCACGAAGCAAACCCTTGTGTGTAGCTTTACCTACATATCCATATCCTAATATTCCAAATTTCATTGTTTCCTCTTTGGTAGTTTGCTATCTGCACTACTCATACAGCTCGGAGTTATACATGCTTTCGGTTGTTTAAATATTTCAAACCCGTCTGTTGTAGTGCCTAGTAGTTCATCATGACAACTATGACTACGCCTTACTTCTGTATCTCGTATAATAATACCTTGATAGCCTGCATTGCAAGACCACCCTTGAAATTTATTAAAGCCAAACGCATTAAACCGTTCTGCTTGATCTACTTCGTACTCTACTCCTTGAGCTGTTTTGAGTAAGACTTGGGCAACCGATTCTCCTTCCCAGTGTTGTGGGAAACCTTGTCGCATTGTTGTGATTTGGTCTTCAGTGTATCCATGTACCACGTGGGAGGCGGTTGGATCGGACTGGGGCTTGAGAGTGACGTTAATACCTCTGGCGGCAAATCGCTCAAGCCTTTCGTAAAGATCTTCAAACATTTGCGGAACCATAACTTGATTGATTGTAACAAAAACTCCTCCTTCCATAAGTTGTAAACATGTATCGCCGAATTTTTGTTCATCTGCAAACTCTGCATGAAAACTTGCTGTAACACTTCGACGTTGTAAACTTTTTGTACTACGTATGTACTTATCCCACCAAATAGGTCCAGGGGATAGGTTTGTGGTCATATGTATGCTTTGATATTCAGCTTTGTCATCGTTACAGTAATGTTCAACCAACGGCATAAACTGTTTATTTGCTGTAGGTTCGCCGCCTGAAAAACTAAAATGGAAGTCTGTAAAGTTATTAGCACGAGCTTGTGCTTTGATACTATCCATGGTGTTTAAGTATAATTCTGTAGGTTTGGTATCAGGGACACTAGATCTTGCGTGAGGCCAGCAATAACTGCACGAATAATTACAATATCTAGTGGTAATCCAAGAGACTGTGAAAAGATGGCTCTCTAGGAGAGTTTTCTGGCCAAACTCAGTAATATCTTGCCATGGTATTTGATCGTAATTATTGCTCATACAATGCTCCTGAACAATTTTTTACACACGTAATACACTTGTTTTCTCCTATCCAATATGATTCTAACTTTTCCCACATGCTTTGATTTGCAAGTGTATCATCTATATTAGCATTATTTAAATTTGGTACGCCTACATCTGTCATTATCATTTGACTGTTTTCAACTGTTAGGTCACGTAATTTTTGTAGCACCATATTTCCGTTAATTGGTTCTTCAATCCAATCGCTCCCTATCCAACAGCACGGTAATAGATTACCATAGGGATCAACATATAATTCATTCTTAGTAACGCACTGTGGTTCTATTGTTGATTTATCTATTAATTGTTGTATAGCATCTGGTGATAAAAACTTTTCAATATCATCTTTAAATCCGTTGTTCCATTCTGGCAAGGTTGCTTGATGTAAATCGTATGCATGACTTCCATCTTTATTTTGTACGGGGAAGCCTCCTAAGTTATAAAACCTTTTCGTAGATTTAAAGTTTACTTCAGTAACACCTAAGTCTAATAGATATTTTTCTAATTCTTTTGTTTCATGTTCGTTATGTGCAAACACTAAACTGTCTACTCTTGCATCTCCGCCCGCATCAACAAATGCTTTAATACTTTCAATTACTTTTTCAAATTTAGTATGACGTCTATATAATTCATGCTTACCAGCAAACCCGTCTACAGCAAATATAACTTGTCCATTAGGATTAATAATTTTTGCAAGTGCTTGCCACCAATCTTTAGTTCGCAAACTACCATTAGTGTGTAATGCTAATCTTGCTGTAGGATTGCACCGTCTTACATAAGTGTAAATTTCTAAACAGTCTTTAGCAAAAGCAGGATCGCCATAGTTGCCGCAACTATAAAAATTGTTTAGTTTAGATAAAAACTTAGGGGTAAACCATTGTACAAATTGATCAATGCTTATGTCAGCATTTTTAATAAACGGTCTATCTGCGCCGCCATTAATGTTTCTAGCACACATAGGACACGCCGCTTGACATTTATCTGTAAGCTCAATATGTAATGCTGTTATGCTGTCTAAGTATTCTCTAATCATAACTGTCTTGATATGTTAAATGCTAGTGTGTACTTGTATTCATCTTGTAAATGACTATGACACCAGTGCTTAGTTGAACCTTTGAATAACATTAATCTTCCAGGTTTGCAATCATAAGAAATTTTTAGTTCATTATATTCTGTTGGCTCTTCTGGGTGTATTTCTAAATCATAACTTGGTGTGCTAAAATTAATCTGTGCCTCTTTAGGAGCATCTAAGTAATACACACCCGTAACAATAGCGCCACCGTGTGCATGCGGCATATGATAATCATTTGCACTAACACGATTAGCCCACATATTTGTTATACCAACACCTTCAACTTGGTACCCTAATGCTTTCATAAAGTGGTAAGATTTTTCTAACATTGCTTGGTTAAAATTATCAAACTCTCTGTACTGAAATAATGCTTGATTAGTATGGTGTGTAGTTTCTATACGTGCATCTAATGTACTGTTAGGTACTACTTCGTCATCGATAATTTTTTTCATTGCAGGAATTTCGTCCATACAAAAATTATCTTCAACTAAAATAGGTACACAAAAATGTTTATTGATCATTAAATCTTTCCTCTAGCCAATCAAAGTCGTTAATAAGTGCAAGAACTTCGGGCTTGTTTTTATTTTCTTTTCCAAACACAGTGCCTTGTTCAGCGCCACGTTTTGCTTCTTCTCTAAATGATGCATCTGGTATAGGATGCAGCCATGCTTGCAATCTATCTTCTGTTTCATCATCAATTTGTCCAGTAATACTTTTACTTGCTAGTTTAGTACATTCTCTAAATGCACTTTTCCAAGTATTATATGCATCAGTATTAAACACTGTATAATTACTTATTTGGTCTACAACTTTAAATCTATCACTAATACTAGTAGTCATGTCAGTTGTGTTAACATCTACGTTTTCTGTAAGTAGTTTTGGTAATAGTTTTACACCACCGTTACCGTACTGTAATCCATTAACAGGATTTATACTTCTCCATACATGTACAGTTGTTTCGTCCCACGCAGGCACTTGGTAATCAAATTTAAAATCATCGCACATATCAGCATCACCGTCTACTACAAAAAACATTCTAGTCGATGATAATTCAGCGGCTTTTTTGTGTGCTTGATGTATTCCTTTAACATCTCTTACCCAACGTAAACTTATTCTTGGATCTTCTTGTCTAATTTTATCTTGTAGTTTTTGAAAGTGTTTGTCAGCATTAGGTTCTTTATAGCTGATAAAAGCAACATCATAAGGTGCCGGTGTACTAACAGTTATATCGATTTCTTTTTTGTTTACAAAAAATTTATAATCAAACTCACGTTGTGCAAGTGGCTTGTTATTGTGTATTAGAAACACACCGTCGTGATACTTACCGTTTTTAAATACGTGTACGTTATCACGTTCATAATAAGGTATGTGATATTTGAAATCCCAATCTACGTCTACGTCATTAGGTATTACCCAAACAAAATTACTGTTAGTAGTTGTCATTTGTAATATAAAGTCATCATAATCGTCAACATAAATTTTGTCGTAAGATTTTACAGTCGAAACTACTATGTCAACTTCTTTTTTATTTCTAAAAAATCTATAATCAAATTCTCGTTGAGATATTTCGTTTTCTTTGTGTATTAAAAATATACCGTCATAGTACTCGTTATTTTTAAAAAGATGGACATTATTCTTTTCATAATAAGGTATATGATATTTAAAATCCCAGTCTACTTCTACATCGTTAGGTATTACATAGAAAAAATCTGTGCTGACTTTTGTTTTTAGCTCGCAAAATTCTTCATAAGAATTTACTACAATTTTGTCGTATTCTGTTTGTTCACTTGCTACTATATTATGTTCTTTTTTATTTGTAATAAATTTATACTTAAACTCACGTTTGCTTATAGGTGCATGCTTACTACACAAAACAATGCCGTCATAGTATTCGCCATTTTTAAATACATGATTTATTTTTCTATCAAACTCATTATCGTGACTAAAATACAAGTCAAACTCAAAGTCATCACGTAGAAGAACATGAGGAGGAATCATCCAAAACAGTTCTGTTTCTACAGTTTCTAAATATGCAAGATAGTCTTCATATGTATTAACTACACAAATTTCATATTGTCTAGGCTCACTTACTACATCGTCCCACTGCTTTGCATTTACTAAAAATCTATAGTCTATTTGTTTTTTGTTGAGAGGTTTGTTTTGCGAACATAAGAATACACCATTGTATAATTTCCTTCCATCAACCTCATGTACAAATGCATGATTTTCTTTTCTGTCGTAACTGTTATGGTGACTAAAATAAAAGTTGTTTATATATGACTGACTATATTTTAAATTGCGTGATACTGCCCAAAACATTTCTGTTGAACTATTTTCGAGTGCATTTTCATAATCTTCATAAGAATCTATGTAAAAAACGTCATACCTAGTTGGCATACTTGCTACTATATCAACTTCTTTTTTGTTTACAAAAAATCTGTGTTTTATTTCTTTTGTTGATATGTGTATATCTCTTGGAACTAAACATATGCCGTCAAAGTACGTATCATTTAAAAATGTATGTACATACTTTTTATCCCATTCAGCTACTTCGTAATCAAATGTAAAATTGTCTTGTACATCTACATCGTCCCAAACAACATAAAACATGTCGCTTAGAGCTTTACGTTGTGCTTGTTCAAAACTAGTTGCAAATTTAGCCGTGGGGTATTTCGTACATAATGTCTTGTACTGAGACTGGTTATTCTTTGGTGATACAAATATTATATCATACATCTTGTTATTATACTACTTTTTTATGGTTTAGTCAAGAAATATTCTTCAGTTGATTTTAGAATATTCTCAGTTATTTGATGTTTAAAATTAATGCTATTGTACACTTGTGCGTTCTTTTTTAGTATAGGTTGCCAACTTTTAAGCAACTTATAACGCTCTGTACGCTCTAAATGTACCCAGTACTGTATAGTGTCGTGGAATATATTAAAACGCATTGTAGGGTCTTGTACGCTGTCGTAGACGGTATTTAATCCTGGTAAACGCAAGTTAATACCTATGCTATCAAAGTAGTCTAGTATTCCAGGTTGCCCTAATACCATACAAGGATGTCCAATAGCAATTGACCTAAATGTCTTTTCTGTTATAAACAATCCAGGTTCCTTAAAGTGCGATTCAGTAATTATTGACAGCAGACTATTTTCATAGATGTCTCTATTACATACGTTTCCTAAACTGTGTTCTATAGGACTTTGAACATCAACATAGTGTCCTAACCCTGAAACTAAATTACCTTTTACAAGATTTTTTTCTTCTAACCATAACACATGTTTGTTTCTGTGTGCTTTAGGTGCTCTATTAAGACTATTAAACAGAGCAATAGTACTCCAATTACGCAACACTTTATCAATTACAAGGTCATCTTCTTTATATGCTGTTTTGGCATCCCATTCTATGCCAGCCTGTATTTCTAACTTAGGATAAACGTTTGCATCTTTACACCATTGTTGATATTCTTCATTTAATTTTAAATTACCACTTACAACTACCACACTGCCATTTGGCAAACTTCTTTGTTCCATATCATGATGTAGAGCTTTGAATGCATTCCAATGGGCTGTAATAAACGAATCGCCTTCTATAATACTAATAATTGCAATTCTGCATATTCCATGTTGTACACTCTGTATTACCTTTATAGGAATATTTAATAGTGTATTAAAGGAGTCAGGATTTCGTACATCACCTGTCCATTGAAAGGCATACTTAGAAACTTCTATAGGAAAAATACACTGTGACTCTGTTCCGGGATCTCCAAATGCAACTCCTACGTCAGTAGTTTTGTGTCTTAGTATAAATTGTTTAAACGGCCGTACTTCTTTTATTTGAGGCACATGATCTAAATTCAGTCTATCACTATTAGAAAATTGAAACTTCATTCCATGCCTCTTGTAAGTATGACACCGTTGTTACCACTGTGTACTATTTTGTAGCCGTGTATAACCAAATAAGGAATAACTGGTCCATTCTTACCAAAGTACACGCCTGACGATTTATCAAATGGAGTATCATCACAAATTATAATACTTTGTTCATCCATACAAGACATACAGTTTATCATTTGTTCTAAATGTTCACGCTGACAATCAAAGTTTGTCATGTCAACCCCTCTATCATTGTACTCGTCTATCATTTGTTGTTCAACAGGACGTATACTATTCATAGTACTAATCCAATCGTAATTGTCAAGATACAATACACTAATTTTTTTACTGTTGTTTTTTGCCCATTTAGATCCTGCACTAGTAACAATAAAATTAGTATTTTTTAAATGCGTTAACGTAGACGATGCATAGTTTGTAACATCTACAGAGTAAAAATCTTTGTTAAGTTGTTGTGCTATAGTATCAAACCATGCTGTGCTACCTTCGCCACGTTCACTTCCTATTTCAACTATAATGGAATCTGAAGAGGCTAGTTTGTCTATAAATGGTTTTGCATAAAGATGAAAGTTTGCCATGCTACCTCACATAAATTGAGATCTGCGTGGTTCCTTTTCCCATGTTCCGTTGCTAGTATAATAAAATAATATTAAATTATCCCTTGACGTATCATCAGGCGTTTGTAGTTGGTTAGGAAACCCATGCACAAGATCTGTATCATATTTCCAAAATGCAAGTCTATTAGGCTTAGGTGCTAATCTATGCATACATTTTGTTTTTTCGTTATCCCAGAATTCTAAATCTCCGCCCCAAGATTCGTCCCAGCAGTTGTTTAAGTAAAGTATTAAATTTACTTGTCTGTTTAGTTTAATTTGGTCATTCCAATTAAAGTCTGTATGCAAGTCTAACTTAGATCCGCTTTTTATTCTGCATAGTCCTCCACCACGCAAATGCGGGTCAGGCACAAGATGTGGTACCCCTACTTGTTCTTGTAACCAGTTAATTGTTTTACTTGAATTAAGAGTATTTTGTAGTGTTTCTAATAGTGGTGCATTTACAGGATTTCTGCATTCTGTCCTACTACTAGATTCATTTTCAAATGTGTTATAATTTGCATCCGGAATATCAGCAATTTGTTTAACTATTGCTTCATAAATATTCTGCGGTAAGAAGTTATCTACAACATAAATGTCTGTAGGATCGCTACTAACTTTTCTTGGTGTAATATCTAAACTATTAAAGTGTTGATAAATTTCATTATGCATTTTGTTTCTCTACAAGTTTACGAAAGTTGTACTCGGTAATTTCTTTTATACCTGCTAGTACATCTGCATACTCTTGTGGAGGAAGATTGCAAATGCGAGTAATTTCGTCTACAATCATATTTATCCGTTTTTCGTTGTCTGTCTCTACATCATAAGATTCATCTATGTACGGATTAAAAGTTTTAAAACCCAATGCCCTAAAGTCTACAAGCATACGGGGCGTACTAAATGCAATAAATGGTTTCTTACATGCTACAGATTTATATGTCTTTTCTGTAATACTTGTAGGTGCATAATTTCTATCATATGTATTTTGATTAGTATAATACGTTTGATCAAAATGTGTCTCAATAGCAATATGAAAATCTGCTGATAATATTGCGTCATATGTTACATTTGACCATTTGTTTAACACACTAGTATTTGCATCTAATTCATGTGGACACTCTTTAAGCCAACGATATGCTTCTTTACTTGTTGATACAGAACGCTTTTCTAAATCTTCTACTATTTGTTTTGCTTTAAAAACCTTTGGAGGATTTTGGTATGGCCATATGTTAAAGAAACTGTATTTGAAATGTTCTTGTAATACACCTTTGTCTAACAACTTAACATATAACATTGCTCGCCAGTCTCTGTAATTACGACTAAGACTACTAAATTTATGTGTTATTTCTGCTTCATGAGATTCTGGTATAGTAACTTCTTTTAACAAATAATTATCAACTACAATATTACAATCTCTACCATATTTTGCAAGGTATGATTGTAAAAATTGTTTGTGATTTTCGTCCATTACAATAACTTGAATGTCATCGAATCCTAAACTGTATTCAACTAAAGTATTTTTTAGATCTTCTGCAAAGTCAATACTAAATGTTTCACTATCGTTTTCATGTACTAAGTGAACATCTTTAAAACGCTTTATATGATTCCAATTTGGTTCATTTAATGCATTTAACAAAGGCACACCTTCCATCAATGAATCATAAGGATGATGGTAGTATACAACTTCTTTACTTTCAAGATCTACTGTACTTAGGTCTTCTACATCGCTGAATGCTAAGTCATGTGACCATTTCTTGCCTGTTTTACTGTGTACGCTCATCAACTTTATCCTTTATCCATGCATAGGTATGTTTAAGTCCATACTCTAAATCTTCACTGGGGCGCCATCCAAGTAATTCTTCAATAAGATTGTTATGACTAGTTCTACCCATCACGCCAATTGGACCATCTACATTGTTAATTTCTAAAGTGTTCTTACCGGCAATTTGTCCTATAAGTTGTGCTAGGTCATTAATAGAAATCATTCTTTCGCTACCAAGGTTCACTGGTTGATCAATATTACTTGCCATAATTTTTTGTAAGCCTGTAATACATTCTTCTATATACAAGAAACTTCTAGTTTGATTTCCTGGTCCCCATATATCTACAGTACCATCGCTTTCAGCAACTTTACGACACAGTGCTGCTGGTGCTTTCTCTTTGCCATCTTCCCAACTTCCAAGTGGGCCAAAAACATTGTGTAGTCTTACAACCTTTGCATCAATGTCATAGTTTTTCTTGTGTGTTAGATATAGTCTTTCACTAAACAATTTTTCCCATCCGTATTCTGTATCAGGCTCTGCTGGATATGCACTAGACTCTTCACAATAAGGATTGTCAGGATCTAACTGATTACGTTCAGGATAAATGCATGCACTACTTGTATAAAGGATTTTCTTTATGCCCTTTTTAGTTGCTTCGTGTAATACATTTAAATTTATCAATGCACTGTTATGCATAATATCACTATCATGATCGCCAATGCCAATATATCCTGTTCCGCCCATATCTGCCGCAAGTTGGTACACTTCATCTAAATCAGATTTTACACAACCAGCAACAAAGTCTGGGTTACGTAAATCTACTTGAAAAAATTCTTGTGCGTTTGTAGGTTCAAAAGCAGGTTGTTTTATATCTGCACCTATTACATAATGCCCTTGTTCAACTAGTGTGTTAACTAGATGATGTCCTATGAAGCCGCCTGCTCCACATACTAATATTTTCTTTTTAGTTTCCATATTGCTCCTTAAAATGTTCTAGTTCTTGATGCTTCATTGTATCAAAATGATTGCAATTATAATCAAGAATAGATTTTACATCTTTTGTTAATTGTATTTTTTGCTCTTGTGACCAATTAGATATTTCATTAATTAGTTTAAAGATAGTTATCATTCTTTTACTATCTTCTTGGTTATCATAAGATTCGTCCCAAAAGTCACTAAATGTTTTAAACCCTAAATCTTTAAGATGTCTTAAAGAACCTTTTGCACCTATCATTATAAAAGGTTGTTTAAATGCAATAGGCTTAAATGTTTTTTCAGTCAAGTGTATTTCTGGACTGTAAAAATAAGTTTCTTGAATAATATTTATAAGTGAATTTTGGTAGTAATGTTCGGTGCTGAATTGTGTTTCTTCCATAGGATAAGAACTAAAATTAGTTGTATCTAATATAAGTGGTAAACTGTGTTTTGCCGCTACTGTTTCTTCTTGTGTAATTTTAAGTTCTGGTCTTCTATTTGCTAGGTGTGTTATGTTGCTTTCAAATGATTGCCCACTTTCTGGCTGTGTTGCATCCATGCTCATATAAAACTTGTCTAACATATTACTACGATGCATTTCCATATAAAATGCAAGTCGTTGATCATTATACCGTCTTTGAAAACATAAGAAGTCTTTTTCTCTTGGACCGCATACGTATTCTGTTGTAACGTATTTTTTTGTTACTTCTTCTAAATTTGTTCTATCATACCTAAATGTAGGAAAATGTTCTACATTAAGTTTAGTCTGTACATTTCTTTTATTACAATAGTTGTTGTATATCTCAGATACATTATGACAGTTAGTAACATAAATTACTCTGTCTAACGGTATGTTATAATGTGTAAAGAACCTTGACATTTCATCAAATAATTGATCGTGTGCCCATCCTTCAAATAAAATTGTAACTAAAAAATAACCATTGTTTGCAAGTAGATAATCTATGTCTTCTTGAGTAAATGCTTGATCGGAAAATGGACCGTCATTAATACTAAACAGTTTCCGCCAGTTCCTATAATGATAGGGTGAAAAATTAAGTTCGTATAAAAACTTACCTTTGGGTATCTTATGGCAACTTACAATATTTGCATCATCGCCAAACCTTGTATGAAAATGAGGTTCTTGTAATAAGTCTCGTGGCGGGCGATGTTCGCTATTTAAACCCCAAGATAAATCTGCTATTGTAGGTATTCTATTATTAGTTATTGGACCTTCTGGTCCAATCCATTGATATGCAAAGTTTAATTTTTTAGACATTGCTACAATCCTTATAAAAGTTTTCTAGTTCAGGAAATGTTTCAACTAAGTTAGTATTTCTTCTTCGATCGTATTCACTGAACCAAGAATAAAAGTTACGCATACCATTTGTAATTTTATCTTGATCATAGTTAGTATTTTTCATGTAGTCTATTACACGTCTAAATCTTTCAAACTCAAGAGAACTAAATTTTGTCCTATCTTTATCATCTGTATTTTCTTCTATAAACTTTAGATGTTTTTCCATGTAAGGTAAAAACTCATCTTTAGGTAAAATATTCATATCGAATTGCAAAGGCTCTTTAAGATAAGGTGTATCAAATCTTACACGTTGCCATTGTGTTTCGTTTGCGTCAGTATTATACTTTGTACGCCATTCTAGTATTTTTTCTAACAAAGAACTAAAACTTGTAACTACAAACAAATTAAACGTAACCATAAAAGTTACAGGCCAGCCTGTACTTGTTAAGTAATAATCTAAGTTACGTTCCCATAGTTCAACATCTAAACCTGTACGTGTGTATTCTGCACGTTTACCCCAGGTGTCGATGCTTGTATATAATTTAAAACTGTTTATACAACCTTTTTGTTTAAGGTCTTTTACACGCTCTACTAATCTATATACCATAGCAGGCTTAACACCCATATTACTATTAAGTTCAATATTTAAATGAGGTTTAGGATTTTGTTCTAGTTCGTCAAACAGGCGCCATGTACTTTTATGCATTAATGGTTCGCCGCCAGTTACACGTAGAATGTTTAGTGTCTTGCTTACTTCAGGCCACCACTTCCACCATGCATCAACATAAGGATTAGTATCTTCTTCATACAGCTCAAACCAGTCAATATCATTACGGTGTTCTGTACTATTACTATATGGTCCGTTTTGTTTTATTTCGCTGTAGTATCTACTACTAAATTTAGGATGACAGTAACCGCATTTAAAATTACATTCATTACTAAAGTTAACTTCAATGTATTCAGGATTTATATCGTAATCCCAAGGATTATTTTTTATTTCTTCAATGCGTTCTGGTGTATAAATGCTAGTTGTCTTTATATGTCTGTCACTAACATAGTCTTTGCCCATACACTCAATATTCCAACAGTACTGACAGCCTGCTGGCTTTTGGCCGTTAAGCATAGCAAGTCGTTCTTGTTTCTTTTGTGGAGTATTATGTAGTTGACTAGGATTTTGTTCAAGGCCTTCTAACGGAATCTTGTGGGGAGCAGGATGATAACAACTATGTGTTTCGCCAGTTTGTAAATAGATTGTTACATGATGCCATTTAGCCAAACAAAAAGTAGGTGAAGTCTCTTTTTCAACACCCGGCATTATTTCCTTAATCCTAATTAATTCGGTGTTCATCTCTTTTTAATAATCCTTGGAGTATTGTGGTAAACACTTTTAAAGAACTTGCTTCCTAATGCGTCTATATCAGCAATTTCTAAGTTTAATTCTGATCGTATAAGGTTGCCATATCTAAATAGTTCAGAGCTAACATCTAAATCAGCAACTTTTTCATCTTTCCAGTAACTAGTTAGGTATTTAAAGTCACGTACATTTGTGTAATCCCAATCTGTACACATAGTCATATAGCAACCCATCCTTGCTCCTAACATACTCCAGTTACCATTTTCTACATCAGCACCAATGCTACACCAAATGCGTAATCTGTCTAAATTTTGCCACCAAATGTTTTGTATGTCAACGTGTTTTGCCCCTTCATTTAGGCTCATTTTAACACCTTCACGAAAACCTGCTCTCCATGCCTGAAATGGGGTAGCGTTTGTGTAACTTGTACTGTAGTTGTCATTAAATTGGTAATATTTTTCATCAAAACAGAATTCCACTAGGCCTGCTGTATCATCAGAATCGCTGTTTTCATGTGTTTTCATGTTATGAACAAATTTACGTGTCCATAATTTTAGTCCGCCATTGCCGTACATCAGTCCATTTACATGAACATTGCCGCACCAACTAAAAACGTGGTCAGGTGTGACTCCTAATTTTTCAATATCAATTTCTTGTTGTAAGAATTCAGTGTCAATGATGTTATCGCCATCAACAGTAACAAAATATTCTGTTTCACTAAGATCTGCGCATGCTTTATGTGCGGCATCTGACCCATCTACACCGTGTACACGTTTTGCCCATGGCAATTTGCTACATAAATCAGCATAATTTTTTTCTGCATTGGGTTCATCGTAGGACAAAAAGATAATGTCCTGGTCAATAATTTTAATTTTATCCATCTACTACCTCGCACGAATACTTTTGGAACTTCCTATTAGTATATACACTAAAATTGTCAAAATCATACTGACTCTGGCTATCAATAATTATAGGTTCGTCTAACAACAGTTCTACAGTTGTTGTAAAATATTCGTACAAGATATTAGGATTATTTTTTTGAGTAATGCTAAACTGTAATCTTTGGTTAATAAGTTCTTTCTTTGTCGATAAATCTTTTTTAGCTGTGTCCGACAGTGTTATTTTCCATTTATTTGTAGATTTTATATATTGCACAAAAATTTGTGCATTGTTTTGCTGTTCAATTTTATAAACATTGTCGTTTACATCTGATTCTATTTTTTTGTACTTGTCTACAATAACATATGCTGACGTTTTTATGTCATAGATTACTTTGTGTCTTGTAATACTTTTTTCACCATTGATATACGGTCTAATATCATCTATATCTGCTACAAAGGAATTTTCTATATCTTGTTCTACATTTGAGATAGACAAAATATTGCCTGTATTCTTATCAAAATATACTTTGTATACTATTTCGTATTTGGGCGTTTCTAAAACAATCATAAATTTACCCTTTTTTCTAGCACTTGCACAATATCATCTGTTAAAAAGTCATCTTCTGTGTAATGAAATATACCAGATTGTTTATAGTTACCTATGTACAGTTCAGCATCATCAGTAAAATATGTGCCAACTTTAGTTTGCCAACTTTCTCTAAGGTCATTCCACCCTTGTATATTTGCTTTCATGTGTGTAAAACTAGGAACTGATACATTTTCATTAGTAATTTTTGATTTACACTCAAGTATATCTACAGTCATTGCTGCTGTAAGGTCCATACTTGCAAATTTTTGTATTGGAGTTTCGCCGCCTAGTTTGTAAAATTCTTGCCAGTTGTTTGTAATAGTATCTAACCATGTGTAAAACTCTAGTGCAAAATCACTTTTCTTAAAATAATGTAATCCCATGTAGGTGTTAGGCAAATTATATTTGGCAAAATTCTTTCTATAGAACGTATCTGTAATTTTGTTTCCTCTATAATCATAAACAGTTGATGTTAAAAACACATCATATTGTTGCAAATAATCATACCAAGATGTAATATCCTCAAGTACAAGCATGTCTGTGTCTAACACTATTGCATCTTCATAGGGCGAAATAAAATACGTTTTCCATCTATTGTGTATTTTCCAATCATACTTGTTTGCTAAATCTCCCCAAGGTATTTCAATTACGTTGTCAAACAAGTCTTTATACTTTGCAGGTACTTCGTCATCAGTAAGTATGCTAATTTTGCTGTTTGGTGTAGTTGCATGTATACTCATAGCAAGAGCACACGCTTGTTTTACATAATCTACTTCTAATGTGTTTTGAGCAACAAGAATAAAATTAGGCACTTAAATTGTCCTCCAATGTGTACTTGTTCATTACATGCACACTGTTGCCTTGAATTTGACAAGGGCTAAAATTGTCTAGCGAGTCTTTACATTGTAGCAGAAAGATAAACTTATCTCCGTCTATAGAATGTAATATATCTCTGTCTG